AAGAGAAAAGGCACAAGAGGTAATTGTACCGACTATTTTGGTACGACTTGCTTCTGTTGCACTATTTAGAAAGACAATATGATAGAAAAGATTTGGAGCTGGTTTGTTCAAGCAATTAAAGAAACATTAAATTTATCTTGGACTTTAGTGGGTCTTATAATTGCGACACTTACATTGACCGGCTCGGCACAACAAATAACCGGACTTGCAACAATCATTACTTTAATAATCTGGTTATTGACAATAAGTTTTAGAAAGTAGGAATAATGGAAAATTTTTTTATGGGCATAGTAAGTATTTACTTTGCAATAAAGACAATATATTTTTTTGTTAGTAAATTAAACACAGTTGAAAAATACTTAGCTGATGCGGAGTGGGATTGGATTAGTGGAAAAAAATAAGTGTCGATCTTTTAAACACCCTAACGGATATACAAATATAAGTATATGTAATTGTAAATATGGGAGTATAAACCGTGCATGTGTGTGAAAATGATTGCGCTTATAATTGTATTTGTGAGGGATAATGGCAGATAACGGATATACGCAAAAAGAAATGTTGGGATTAGTAATGGAAGATATTAACCAAATTTATAAAAAGCTAGAGGAAATACAAAACGATCTTGCAACAAGACCAACACGACAAGAGATATACGGTTGGATAATAGCTGGTATCTCAATTGCTACTTTAATCACTGTGCTTATGTAATTTGTTGTTATACTAATACCAACAGGTCTGCGTAATGACAGATGAATTAAAGAAGTTAGTTAAAAACAAACAGCAAGTGCCTCATAATGAGGAGCTTGGGAATAACTACTATCCTAGTGGTTGGAAACCACAAGTCGAATATAATAATAAAACAAAAAACGGCCAGATAACTGCCGTAGTGCAGTCTAAAGACACATCTTTTGACATAATATTAAGTGATAACGGCTTTAATCCTAAAGAGTACGAAGTTGTAAACGACACAATAAGATACTCAACTTGGCAGACCCAACTTAAAGGTGGTGAAGTTTGCGACATGTATGCCTATAAGTTTGAGGTGCGCAAGATAAACCCACATCACGATGAATACTTTAATCAATTACTAAATGAAGTTAAGAAAAAACCTAAGCTACAAAACAAAAAACTCAAAGGTAATAACGCTTTTGTTTATTTAATGGCGGATTGGCAAATTGGTAAAAAAGATTTTGGAACACTTAATACAGTGCAATTAATAAAAGAAAGTATATTAAAGTCGAAAGAAAGAATTAAAGATCTAAATAAAACAGGCACTTTGATTGATGAAATATTTGTAGTTGGACTTGGAGATTTAATCGAAAATTGTTTTGGCTTCTTTCCGCAACAACCCTACTCAATTGAACTAAATAAATCTGAACAAGCACATTTAACTAGGAAAATGATACTTGAAATAATTGATAGCTTTTTACCTTTAGCTAATAAGATAGTTTTGGCTGGCGTACCGGGAAATCACGGTGAAAATAGAAGTGGTAAAGGTGAAGTGGTAACAAGTAGATTAGATAACGAAGATACTAATTGTATTCAAATAGTTGGCGAAATACTAGAAAAAAATCCTAGATACAAAAAGGTTAAAACAGTAGTGCCGGAAAGCTTTCATTTAGCATTAGATATTAAGGGTATAAGGTGTGGCTTTACTCATGGGCATATGACCGGTGGTGGAGGCGATACTTGGACAAAAATAGAAAAGCTTTGGAAAGGGCAAATGTTTGGTTGGAAACCTTTAGGACAATGTGAAATACTTTTTAGTGGACATTATCATCATTTGCGTACTGTACAACAAGCGGGGCGTACTTGGTTTCAAGCACCCTCATTAGATGCTTCTTTCGAGTTTGAAGAGCGCACAGGCTATGGTACTGATCGCGGGGTATTAACATTAACAATATCTAAGAACGGTTGGGATAATTTAAAAATATTGTGAATATATGCTATAATTATACACATCTATGTTAAATATTGTAGGAATAGAATACACAGATAGTAAACCAATGTTGTTGTGTCAAGATGAGAACGATAAAATTGGATTCTATGAACTACCAAAAGGTGTAATGAGGTGGGATCCAATACCGGTAAAAAATGATATTAAACCTATTAATAGTGTGCGCTATTCCATTAACGCCAACGCCTGAAGATTTAAACGAATACAGGGCGTGTAGAGTTGCTAATAAGCAAGTTAGTTTCGTATCTCAACATATACCCTTGATACAAGAATATTTCGAAACAGAGGAAGATCAAATAAAAGCTTTGCGTATTATCTATTGTGAAAGTAGAGGCAAAACAAATGCAGTTGGTAAAAATAAAGACGGCACTTATGACAAAGGTTTATGGCAATTTAATGATAGGACTTGGTCTTGGCTTAAACCTAAGCTTAAATTTACTGGTAATAGATTTGATCCAATATTAAGCACTAAAGTAGCACATTGGCTTATATATAATGACGGTTGGAAACATTGGAACAGTAGTAAAAAATGCTGGTATAATGGATATTAAAAATTGAGGAACAATGGACATATCTTTAGAATTAATAGATGTAGATAAATTAATAGAATATCCCGACAACCCGCGTGTTGGAAATGTAGAAGAAATCAAAAAATCATTAGTTGAAAACGCACAATACAAACCTTTAATTGTAAATAAAAAAACAATGCATGTTTTAGTTGGTAATCATACATTACAAGCTATGAAAGAGCTTAATTATGAAAAGGTAAATGTAAATTTAATTGAAGTTGATGAATTGCAAGAGAAAAAAATAGTATTAGCTGACAATAAACTATCAGATAATAGCGAATATGATAATGAAAAATTGACTGCAATGCTAGATGATCTTATGAACGACGGCGAGCTTATCGGTACAGGATTTGATGTTGATGATGTAGATGACTTATTAGCTAGCTTAGAAGCGCCAATCATTACAGAATTCGAAGAGTTTCAAGGTGGTTTTGCTTTAGATGATGATGAGATAAAAAAACTAAAAGAAGATTACATAGCAACTGAAACATCTAATAAAGAAGCAAGAGGTGGCGAAAGATTACGTGATGTTATGTTGCATTATCCGGAATCACAATACGAAAAGTTTGTTGATTATGTTGAAACCTTATCAAATAGTTTAGGTGTAAAGAAAGCACAAGCAATCTATTATGCAGTAGAAATTTTATATAATGAAAACAAAGAAGTTGTTGATGACTTTGACACAGAGTTTGAAGAAGTAAAACCTAAAGATAATGCGATTACCCGTATCTTCAAACGAAACACTTAGTAAATATTTAGACTTTCATAAAGTCCAAGAATACAGTACTGACATGGATCCAATATACCCAGTGCTAAAATATATTATTGAAAAGACAAACACTGAATTAGAGGAAAGTTTATGGCTAACTTTTCTTTATGTTGCTTATTACAATATTGGATCAGCTTTACTTGCATTTGAAAAATATCCTACACCCGAAGTGCCAATGGATTTATTGGATTTACCGTGTGCTACTGAACGCAGAAACCACAGAATAAAAGGTAATTTAACTAAACATTTTAAAAATTTAGTTGATATTTATTGGTGGTATGACGGCTACGATAGGTGGCTTACTTATGATTTAGAATTAGACGGTAAATTTAATTGGTTATTAACACAAGCGAAACTTAATAAAGTATGGGGTAATGGTCGTTGGGCTTCTTACAAAACAGGTGAAGTGCTTTGGAAAGTTAATGGTCTTAATTTAGAGGCAACTGATATGGGACACGCAAACTCTAGCGGATCAAGAAAAGGTTTAGAAAGATTATTTAAAAACTTACCAAAAGGCAATACCCATAAAGACATATTTGTTTTAGATAGAATTAGTAACGATCTAGTTGTATATATGCAAAATCAAGGTTTGAAAGTATCAATCGAAACCGCAGAAACTAGCTTATGTGATTTTAATTCAATGTTAAAAGGTAAATATTATACCGGTATAGATATAGACCATATGCAAGAAGATTTATTAAAAGTGCCTAGTATATATACTGATCTTGCATTTGAAGCACGAGAAAAATTAATACCGAATGAATATCTTGGCGAGCTTAATGGTTGGGTTGGTGTACGGAAAGAAAAGAAAAAAGAATATGTTATACAACAACAAAGTAAGTCGTGATGAAATATTGGCTTTAAAAAAACATATAGCTGATTGGAAATACAAAGGTACTGAAAGTACTAAACATCATCTACATAGCGCTATATACGATTGGGATAGAGAAAAACAATGGGATAAAGATACTGCAAAAGTATTGAGCTTAGATAAATGTTGTTATGCTTTTATCAGCTATACCACAAGAGAGCCTAGACACTGCACATTAAGACATTTTTTTACATTGGAATCTTCAAGAAGTAAAGGTTATGGGAAGATAATGATTAATCAAATATTTGCGGATATGAAAGCTAATAATGTACAATTTTTTAGATTTTTCGCTAACAAACCAGCTATAAAGTTTTATGAAAAATTAGGTTTTACTTGGCACGGTTTAAGCAAAACAGGTTTACCATTTACTTATTGGGATATTAAAAATAAAAAGTTAGCTGATTTACCCAAGTCGCAACAAAGGTATATTGTATGAAGATAGCTATAATTGGTAACGGGATTAGTGGCTCAAGTGCGAAAAGGATAGCAAAAGAATATGGACACGAGCCAACAATTATATCTTCAAACGTGCAGATAGCTTCTAAATCTGCACTTGCTACAATCAGACCAACTTGGTTTACTAAAGCACAAAAGGTCAGTATTGATAGATCGTGGGCTTGGTATAAACATTGGAACGCAACCATTACAAAAATAGGTACAGTAAGTAATTGGAAAGACCCTACAAAAACTAAAGAGCAAGAGGATTGGTGGTTAGTTAATCCATTATCAGTATTAGAAGAGCCAGACATTATAGGAATAGTGCCGTATATTGATATGTTAAAAAATAATTATGATGCAGTTTTAGACGCTTCAGGTATATCTTTATCAGCAGAGCTAGATTTTTTTTATGGTGCAACTTTGGTAAGTAAAAAGGCAAAAGCAGATTTCATGCCTTTAAGAATACATCACATCAGACCGTATCACAGTGTGCATATTGTCGAGAGCGACGGTATGATACGGCTTGGATCTAGCATTAGTAAAAATAAAGTAAAGTGCGTAAACGAAATATACAAAATGAAAGAGTTATGCGAAGATTTAAAACTCGTAAGTAAAGTTAATGATTGGGAATTACTTATGGGAATAAGAACACAAGGTAAAAATAAACAAATAGTAGAGCCGGAACTTGGAAACCCATACACAAAAATTGGTGGTTTACATAGAACAGGTTACGCTTTAGCACCAGATTTAGTAGGACAATGGATAAATAGCTTATGATTAATACAGTTTATTTAATAGGCGCACCGGCTTGTGGAAAAACTACTTTAGTGAAATACATTACTGATAGTTGGCTACATATGATGAACGTAGCAAAGCCAATACCATATCGTGTTTACAAAGATTTAAGAAATAAGAAACAAGAATACAATGTTGTTTTAGGTAAAGACGCGCCAGTGTATGGAGGCACAGATACTTTAAGCTATACTGCAATCAATTATTGTGAACAATTATATAGTAGATTCTTGAAAAAAAATGTTAAATATGTTTTAGCAGAGGGCGATAGATTAGCAACAACAAGCTTCTTTGAATTAGCTAAACAATATGGTAATTTGCATGTAATTTATTTAAGTCTTGATGAAGAAATTAGATTAAAAAGAAATCAAAACAGAGCTTCAATGAATAAATTGACACCACAAAATATAACTTGGCAAAAAGGTAGATTGACAAAACATAAAAATCTAGCAGAAAAATATAATGCATATACCTTAAATTGTGGTGTTGTAGAACACGGGTTATATTTAGAGAAAAATGTAGAGGATTTATCAATTGAATTACAAGAATTTTTGGTATAATTAAATATGATTGAAATAAGGTTAAAGTCCAGAATTTCAGAGGAAGAGCTGAAACAAAAAGTCGGTAAAATATTGACCGATGAAGATTATAATTTACTAATCCATAAAGATACAACAATTAGAGGTATTAATGGTGAGATACTAGCAGTGTATCAGCGTAATGTTATTCCTGAAGATATAGTTGATAATACATACCCTGTCTTACACGATCTAAAGAAATATCAAACTAACAACCGTACACTTGCTAGTGGCTTGCCACAATACAAAAGACAGACTGGCGGAACAAGATCAAGCACGGTAAAGCCAATTGCTTCAACAACAATTGGTGGATTCGATCCGAAAAACAATACACCTTATTGCAGACTTACTGCTTGGAGTGGTAAAGAAACAGAGCAATATGAAGAGCTATTTCCTTTATTCCAATTTATTGGTAAAGAAATGGAAAGGGTTGCACCTAAAAGATATAAAGCACAAATGGAATTTGTAAACCGTACACATCCAGATTGGGTAATACCTAATACGCCATTTACTACTATCACAGTGAATAATTCTTATCCAACAGGTGTGCATACTGATAAAGGCGATTTAGATGAGGGCATAAGCACATTAGCAGTAATCACTAGAGGCGAATATGAGGGCGGATATTTAACATTACCGGAATACAGAGTTGCTTTTAATGTTGGAAACAGAGATTTATTAATATTTAATGCACACGAGTGGCACGGAAACACTAAATTAAACATGCTAACAGAGGACGCAGAAAGAATATCTGTTGTATGTTATTACAGAGAAAACATGGCTATGTGTGATTCAATGGAAGATGAAGAGCGCAAAAAAGCAGAGATTGCAGAAAGAAAGCTTGTAAAAGATAATACCGGTGTTGTTAAACAGTTTATGAAAGAAAACTTCGAGGCACTTAAATAGTTTTTGTTTCTTCATACATACAAAAATCACATTTCATAATTACATCAAGATCGCGTAATCTATGACCCTTTACTGCACAATCCCATTTTTCCGGTGGTTTATTTTCTTCATTTAATTGTATTAGTAAAGACCAATGCTTTGCAATAGCAGTTGGCGTAATTGTCATTCCGGCAAAGTATTGTTTATATGCTTTAACAACAATTGCAATATCATCAATATTTATATTTGCTTCCCTTAATTCTTTAACAACTTTATTCCAAGCCCCTTTATCTGATTTAGTTATCGGACTTCTGCCTATTTGTTTTTCTAATTCTGCATATATTTTTTTTGCAATATCTTGACTTTGGTTAATTGACTTTAGTTTGTAGGTCATAGGCGCACTAGGGGGTAGCTCATCTATGAACGGGGGTGCTTGTATAACTGTATATAAATTGCTTGTTTGCTCGCCAGTTTCTTTGTTGTACCTAGCTTGTTTATGTAATGCTTTAATATCAATTAGTATTTTGATCTGTCTTTTAACAGTAGATTCGCTAACGCGCATACGCTTTGATAT